GCGCCAACCGAGACACCGCCAAACATATTAGGCGATTCGGTCATGACTTTGTAGAGGTCAGAGCCGGCGGTCGTGTTGGTGTAGATGCGACCCGAGGCGGTCATGCCTTCATCGTCGAACTCAAACATCGTCCACTCGCCAACGGGAATGGCGTCCGCCTCGTGGTTGACGAACATAGGCAGGGGCCGGCCAGCCTTGGAAAACTCTTTGGCCCAGGCCATGAAGCCCTCGGGCTTGTAGAAAAACTTGCGGCCGTCTGCGCCTTCGCGTGCGCCCCAGGTGGTTACACGCGCTTCAATCTTGCCCGTAGGCTCTGCGCCGTCGCTCTGCTTTTCTAGCTGGAGTTTCGCCTCGCAGACCATCATCAATTTGGTCATGGATCACCTTTGATTTGGAAAGGTCAATATCTTTTATTTTAGGCGGTCGACCCCGTTTCGGGCGCGGCGTATCTTGTGGCTTGTAAGTTGCCAGAGATGCTACCACCACTCGAAAAATGATTGACACAATATTTTAGGTCTTGCCAATATTCATTTTGCGGGTCTGGTTCCCACCCCCGCCACCGGTGTCCTGCGCGCTTCTGCCGGGAATCGGCTCGGCGGCTTTCGCGTCGTCTTTCAGCTCGTCCGCACCGTCTAGCGCCGGCATATTGACATAAGCGCGCGCCTCGTTGGGCGTCATAATGCCATTGGAAACCGCCGAGGTCACATAATTCATCTGATCCAGCGGCGCACCTTTGAGGAAATCGCGGGTATCAAACTCAACAAACAGCGACGGGTGACCGACGAAAAGTTGCTGTTTGAGCTTCTGCTGGACGTTGACCAGCACCGGATACATGGTCGATTTGTAGAATTCGTCCAGCATCGTTTGGGTGTTGTTGAACTTGCTCTCGCCAATACCCAGCATCGCGTGCGGCACGCCAAACAGGCCGCATAAGCGCTTCATGGTCTGTTCTTTGAGCTTGGCCGCGTCGGCGTCCTGCAAGGTCAACATCTCAATCGGCATATATTTCATGCCGTTATCCAGCAGCATCCCCTGGCCGGCTTTGGACGGGTCGCTGGTCTTGCCGCCCGTCATCTGGTTCCAGGCTTCTTTGATCCGGGCGGCAATTTCCTTATATTTGCCGTCGGGAATGTTGGATTCGGTGACAAAGAGGCCCGACGGCTTGGCCCCGTTTTGCATGATGTAGTTTGCGTAAAGATCAATATCCTGATCCAGCCCCACCAGCTCGGTCGCCAGAATGCCCTTGTTGAAACCGGCGCTGCCCTGCCAGGCGGCGTCTTTGATGTGCATGATTTGATGCGACGATAGCTGCTGGTTTTCGGTGAAACCGTAGCTAGGGGTCGAAAGCCGGAACGACGGATAGCGGGTCGGCGTGATCGTCGCGGCAATCAGCGTCGAATCCATGATGTACATTTCTAGCGGCGTTTGCGTAGAAATGTCTTGGTCCTTGCGCCACCAGAGCGTGAACGCTTCGCCCGACAGCTCGTGCCACATCATCCATTGATACCAAAATTCGTAGGTACTTTGGAAATTGTTGGGGTTGTTCAGCAGGTTGTGAACCGATTTCGCCTTAGCTTTGTCCCGCGATCCCACCTTGTCGGACCGAGTAGCGTCCACAAAAACGCCGGGTTCGACCTCTGCCATGATGCGAATGGGTAGCTGGCCCAGCGCTCGGGCCTTCACGCCGACGCATGACATAACCGTCGAATTGCGCGTAAGGACCGACATATCCACCGGCCGGCCCGCGCTGGTCGTGCTGGAGGTGGTGACGTAGAGAATCTGCGTCGATGCGGTCGGCGGCTTCTGGCCGGCTTGGTAAACGATGTTGTTACCAAGCGCGGATTGCCCAAAAAGCGTGTTCGCTTCGTTGTTTTGGGCCGCTTTTTTGCCCTTGAAAATGTCCAAAATCGCCATGGAATTCCCCTATTTCCGCGCGATGCTACCACTCAAGGGTTCTAAATCCAAATGTTTCGCCGACAAATGCATTGTCCAAATGGCAATGCATGGCCATGATGAGGGCAATAATGCCGTCGACCTTGGCCGACGGGTCAGCTTCGTTCTTGCGAATCTTTACGTTGCCGTTGACGTCGGTGTAAATCTCGCAGTTTCCAAGCTGCCACCCCAAGAACGGATTGCCGTCGTGGTGAATGTTGCGTTTTAAGATGGCCTGCTCGGTCGATTTCGACGGATTGGACAGCACCGCCATGCCCTGCCCGACCTTTTTCACCGGCAGGCCGTTGCCGAACAAGTTGGCCACCAAGCCGGCAGCGTTGTATGGGTCAAACCCAATTTCTTTGACCTCGTACTTTTTGCATTGGTTGGAAATGTACTGTTCAATTTCCACCATGTCGGTCACGTTGCCTTGGGTCAGCTTCAAGATGCCCGACCGCACCGCCTCGGCGTAGATTGACCGGTAATGGTTGGGCACCAAGTCCAGCGATTCTTCCGGAAGGAAAAATTGGAACTCGGCCTGGAAATCGTCTTCATCGTACCGGTGCAAGGTGCATATCGCATTCAGGTCGCGGCTATGCGCCAAGTCAAACGCCATGAAGGTCGATTCGGGCGGGTCGGTTGGCATAGGCCTGGCAGACTCGTCCCACCAGCGGCGGTCGATCCAGGCAGCGTTTGCGCTCACATAAATATTGAGCGTCTTGCACAAGAACTCGTTTAACGCGGCTGGTTTGTTTGCCGCTTCGGCGGCTCGCTGGGCAATAGCATCGTCAAAAACCGAGATGCCGTGCATTGGGTTGACCTTTTTCCAAACGTCAACATCCTGCCAATGATCCTGTGGGTCTGGTCCGTAAAGCAAACCAAACCAGCGCGGGTTGTCCTTGGCCTCGCCGTTTAGCATGGACCGGTAAAGGTTCATGTCCTCGTAGAACTTTGTCTCTCGGGTAAAGCTGGCGGTCGTGATGTAGATTCGCAGCGGGTTGGCTCTGGCCACCATGCCCGAGTGCAGCACCTCAATACTGTTTCGGTCGGTGATCTGCGCGGCCTCGTCAATGATGACGCAGCTTGGGTTTTTACCGTCGCCGGTCTTTTTGGTATCCCGACTGAGCGCCTTAAACATCGACTGCGTGTCGCCGATCTTTTTGACCTCGTACTTGCTTACCGCAAACAAGCTGGACAACTGTTGCGGCATATTTTCAATGAACCCTTTGGCCGCATCGAAAACAATGGTTGCCTGCTCGCGGTTGGTCGCCAGGGTAAAAACTTCCGCGCCCTTTTCTCCGCACAGCAGCTCATAGAGTGCAATGATCGCCGTGATGGTTGACTTGCCGGCCTTGCGAGGAATGAAAAGAATAACGTCGGTGACCATCCTTTTTGAGTGATCGCGCTTGGATCGAAAACCATAGATCGCGCAAATAAACATGATCTGGAACGGCTCCAGCACAATAGGCTTGCCGGCGTCCGGTCCCTTTGTGTGGCACAGCGCCGCCGCAAAATCCAGAATGTGCTGCGCGTAGTCCGGGTCAAACTGCCATTCCCACTCTTTGTTTTCGAGCTGATTGATAAACCGCTGGCAGGTTTTTTGAACGTCTTGGCAGACGTTAATGTTGCCTTTGCAAACGTCGCGCGCATAGGCAAGACCGTCTTTCCACTTCATCCTTTCGGCCCCCGCAGGAACTTGGCCACCGGGCTATTCTCTTCAGGCTTTTGCCGGTCCAGCCGGCTTTTGGGCGTCAGCCCCAGCTCGTTCATAAGCTGAATCGTATTCTTCATTGCGTTGTTGGCTACCGAGATGAACGGGTTGGGCGCAAAGGTTTTGCCGTCGTTGATCTTGACAATCAGCGGGTGTTTGCTTTGCTGCGCCCTGGCGTTGATATACATCTCAAGCTGGTCGGCCAACATCATCAGCGTGTGCCGATCCTGCTCGCTGCCAATACCGTAGACCTCGTAAAGATAGTCGGCCGTTTCTGACACGAATCTTTCTTTGACGAATAGCTCCGGCTGGCTTGCCCACTCGGCAAACGGAATGCGTTTCTTAATATTCTCCGGCAGCAGCGTGCCGGTGTTGACGCCCTTGGACCCGTGGATAAGGTGAATTTCTGGAGGCAGCTTATTGTTGGCCATTCTCTAGCTCTGCTTTCTTGCCGGTGAATTCCTCCCAGCGCTTGACAATGACGTCGCAGTACTTGGGGTCTAGTTCCATGCTGCGATTAATTCGGCCTGTTTTTTCGCAAGCAATTAACGTACTTCCGCTTCCACCAAAAAGGTCAAGAACAACGTCTTCGCCTTTACTGCTGTTTTTAATAGCCTCTTCTGGCAAAGCCACCGGCTTTTGCGTCGGATGAACGTAGCTTGCTTGTGCGTCTCGACCAATTTGCCAAACAGTTGTTTTTGATCTATCACCGCAATAAAAATGCTTTCCACCGTCCCCTTTTTTCCACCCATAAAGAATTGGCTCATGTTGAGCGCGGTAATCTTGCCATCCCATGCCCGCTGATTGTTTTACCCAAATCAATGTTGATGCTTTTTTAAACAATTCGGCAAATGTTTTTTCAAATGCTAGTTTTGGGGCTGTTTGGCTGTCTGGATGACAAACATAAATGCAAGCCAAAGGCTTCATTACTGCGTCGTATGTCGAAAAAATGTCCCGACAAAACTGTTCAAAAGATTCATCTGACATATTGTCATTTTTAATTGGGCCAAGTTTATTTTTTTCTCCGCGCCCTTCATATGCTACGTTGTATGGTGGGTCAGTAAACACCATGTCAGCTTTAACGCCGCCCATCAATTTTTCGGCTTGCTCAATGCTAGTGCTATCCCCACACATCAGCCGGTGCCGACCCAGCAGCCATACATCGCCAGGCTTGGTAATCGCCTCAGCCGGCACCTCGGGCGTGGCATCCTCGTCCACCAAGCCGTCGGTCACCTCGACCGGCGTTAGCGCCTCCAGCTCTTCCGCGTCAAAGCCGGTTAGCCCCAGATCAAAACCCTCCAGCTCCAGCTCTTTGATTTCGAGCATCAGCATCTCGTTGTCCCAGCCGGCATTTAGGGACAGCTTGTTGTCCGCCAGGATGAGCGCCTTTTTCTGAGTGTCGGTTAGGTGCGCCAGCTCAATTACCGGCACCTCGGTCATGCCCAGCTTTCGCGCAGCCGCCAGGCGACCGTGGCCGGCAATGATGCCTTTGTCGCCGTCCACCAAGATCGGGTTGGTCCAGCCAAACTCTTTTACGCTGGCCGCAATTTGCGCGACCTGCTCGTCGGAATGCGTCCGCGCGTTTCGCGCGTAGGGAATCAGTTTTTCAATCTTGACTTGTTTTATCTGCATTTTTTGGTCC